TTCCGTTCCACTTACTCCTTATTAACAAGTTTAACAAATCCCCATTTTATCATGGTTTAGCCTGTATAAACTGTGTGCATATGTATTTATGCTATAACATATGTAATGACATAACCTATAGTATATATAATTACCCGTATAATTAACTTTTAAACTGGCTATAATAATAATCAAAAAAGGGTGTGATTGTTTTCAATGGACTTACCCATGTAACAATAGCAGTAACTTTATACTATCTTGCTTTTGGATTTAATCCGTACTATATGGTTACCATTGCATTAGGAACATTACTGCCTGACATAGACACTCCACATTCTATTTTGGGAAGGTTTAATATATTTTCACTTGTAATGAAACATCGTGGAATTACTCATACTTTATGCTGAAGATAAAAAATAATGCAAGTACAAAAAATATTTTTTATGTTTAAAGTATTTATAAGCGGGTATCTATATAATAGGAGCAAGTTTTAGTTTATTAATAAAACAAAATATAAAAAGTGTTGACAATTATTTTAGGATGTGATATACTATAGTTAGGGGAGGTGAAATATGTAAAAAATTAATGAATGATAAAATATAAAAATGAATAGGAGTGTGTTTATGGTTATAAAGGGTGAATTAGCATTAAAACATGATACCGATGATTACATTATTTTTAGTGGTGGCAGGCTTGTAAATTTGACAGAATACTTAAATTTGCAGTTACTTGAAGAAGTACATATGAAAATTAGTAAAACTTACGACAAACAAGTTATTTTAGATGTGTCTGGGAAGCTGATTAAGGATAAAACGCAACCAAAATTGTATCTTTATCACATAGGTAAGGTAAATATTGATGAAGTTTTATGGAATTTAGTTGGCAGTAAGGTTGAAATAGAGTTAAATAATATTTCAAAACAGTAGAATGATAAAATATAAAAGTAATAATACAGGAGGAGGCAATGATAATGAAAACATATAATTGTAAAACTTGTTTATACGCTAATGAAAATTGTGGTGTAGATTGTGACAAAAGGTTATTATTAGATGGAAAAATGGTACATATTGAACCTGATAAAGTTGAATTAGATTGTCCTTCTCATTCAGATTATAAGGTTGAAGAAACACGTTATGATAGACCGTGGACATATCTACACGAGGCGGATGACGTGTGTAGTATATGCGGTAGACCATTAAGAATGAGTGATGAAAATACATATGAAAGTATTGGACATGTAATTAGATGCTCAATTTGCAAAGAGAAAGGAAGATAGAAGAAAACATGAGAAAAAACGAAGATATGTATAAACTATATGATGAATATAAGAAATCTTTAAAAGTATCAAAGAAAGCACTTTTAAAAAGGCAAAAGTTAAATGCTGAGATAAGAGAAAAATATGAAGAGCCTTTTGGAAGGCGAGATTATAATGACAATAAAAGTGATATTACAAATTGGAATAGTATGATTAGGGATTTAGAAGATGGTTTAAAGGGTATTGAACAATATTTAGATTATGAGGATAGGTATTATTTACATAAAGAATGTGATGATATGAGAAGTGCTATATATAATCAAAATTCATATGAGGGGCTAGTGCCACTAGAAACTATGTATGGAGCTAGTATTCCTGACACAACCGATATTGTTTGTGATGTTGAATTGCAAGAGGAGATTGTGGATTTGTTGGATGAGGTTTTAACTGAAAGACAAAGACAAGTGGTAGAGATGTACTTTTGGGATGAGATGACTATGGAACAAATATCGAGAAAAATGGGATTAGACAAATCTAATGTTAGTAGAAATCTTCAAAATGCATTGGATTTATTAAGAAAACGCATAAATATTGAAGAATTTGTTGATTTTTTATAGAAAAACGCAACAAAATAGCTAGTAAAGGTACATATAATATAGGGAAGGTGATATTTCTAGCATGAAAGACAAAGAAAATTTGCAATGGGAAATGAAAGAAATTGCTCAACAATATAAAATAGAAAATCCTAGTTGGTCTTGGAAAAAGTGTTGGTCAAAAGCAAAAGTAATATATAGAGAATTAAATAAATTGAATAGAGAAACATTTAGAGAGACTGATAAGTTTTATAAAATGAATACGCCCTTTTCGTTTTTTGACGATAAAGATAATGAATTCAACGATAAGTATGTTGATTATAATTCTAAATAAAATCTTCATTTTAGACTAATAACAAAATATAAAATAACTTGACAAAACTTCATTCAAAAAAGGCATTTATTTTGCGTTTTAAATTTCAATGAGTGATTGTATCAAAATCAATTTTCATAAGCTAGAATCAAATTTTCATGTTTTTGACACAATTTAAAAAAATTGATTAAATGTGATTAAATACATATCTACATAGATTGGTAAATAATTACCATTTTTAAAATATAAAAGGAAGTTTGTATTGGAATCTATAAGAAGTTATCCTAAAAGTCAACTACCCAACAGCTAAAGCAGTGGGCTTCCTGTGGCTAAGTTCTGTGAAAGAGAATTTTTCGAGGATAAAGAAGGCAATATCAAATACTCCGACTATTGTATGAATTGCAGTGGTGATTGCAAACAAAGTCATAAAGTATTAAAAGTATATTGCCATAAAAAAGATATAGTGCATAGCCCTAAAGATTATATCAAAGAGATAAACAAACAAGGTAAAGATGTAAATACAATAGGTAGAGAAATCAGTATAAATAGCAGGACAGTAAAAAGCATGTTGTATGAAAATCAAGATATGAGTTTTGAAGTATATGATAAATTAGATAGATTGTTGTTTCCTAATGATAAAAGGAACTTGAAAAAATAATAAAATAAAAAAATACTACGGGGGTAGATTATGACAAAGACCTGTGTGGATACGTCCATATTTATGAACAAGTTAAAGTATTTAGAAGAAAATTTAGATAAAGTTAAATTTGTAATACCAATAACCGTACTTGAAGAGTTAGATAATTTGAAAGAATCTCGTGATTATGAGAAAAGTTTTAGGGCAAGAAGGTCTTTGAGATTTATAGAAAACAATAAAGATAAATTTGAATTTATTACTGAATGTGATAAATTCGAAGGTTTAGATAGTAAGAATGATAATACAATAATAAAAGTCTGTATTGATAATGGGTTTGGTAATAAATATAAATTACTAACAAATGATTTGTCTATGAAAATTAAAGCTGAAGCATTAGGAATTGAAGTGATTGTAGTGGATGATAAAGATAGTGAATACAAAGGTTATAGAATGTTAGAAATTGATACTAATGTTGAAGAAGACAATGAATTATTAGCAAGTTTTTATCAGCAACCAGAACAAAATAAATTTGATTTATTCATAAATGAGTATTTAATCATCAGAGATAAAGCGTGTCCTTTGTATGACGATGATTATGACGAAAGAATTGGATATAAAACTTTAGATATTTTGAGATGGGATGGCTATCGCTTTGTTCAACTGAAATTACCTCCTAAAAAAGTAGTCAATCCACTTAATGATTTGCAAAAATGTGCGCTAGATTTGTTGATGAATAAAGACGTGCCGATAAAGATTATTTCAGGGGTTTACGGCTCAGGTAAAACTATGATTAGTACACTTGTGGGCTTGTATTTAGTAGAAGAAAAGGGGTTATATAATAAGCTTGTCTTAGTTAGAAATAATGATTTGAATGACAGCGGAAGAGAAATAGGAGCTTTACCAGGTGATTTTGAGGATAAAACCAATTTATTGTTCAAAACATCAATACAACACTTTCCACAAGGAGAATATCAAGCAGAAAAAATGAAAAATGAAGGTAAACTTGAAACACATATTACATATTTTATAAAAGGATTATCTATCAATGGTTATGTTTTGGTAGATGAGAGCGAAGATTTAACCGTAAAAGACATAAAACTAGTTGGTAGTAGACTTGAAAAAGATAGTTGTATTGTATTTAGTGGTGATTGGAAACAGAGCAACGGGAAGTATAGAATGAACAATGGACTTGTGCATTTGATAAACAGCACTAAAAAACAGCCACTTGTTGGGGTTGTTGTACTAGACGAAGATGTAAGGTCTGATGCAAGTAAAATATTTGCTGATTTATAATTAAAATAAAATATAAAGACATTTATAAATTGTAAAGGGGGATTTATGTAATGGCTAAAAATTCAAAAGGTTTTAAAGCTACAAATGCAATGATAGATAAAGAAAACGGGAAAATAGTAGAATACTTAAAAGATGGAGTAAATGTTTATTATATAGACAAGTTGCTAACAGAGTGGAATGGTGTAGAAGGAATCAGCATCTCTATAACACTAAATCAAGACAGAGTGCCTGATGAAACCGAATATTAAAATAAAATATAAAAATAAAGGGAGAGAGTGTGTGTGAAAGAAAAAAGTTTTGAAGAAAGAGTTAACGAATTAAAAGAAAAGTATGAAGGAATTAATGATTTTGACATCGAAGCAATCGTTAATTTAGAGATTGAGTATGAAGTATTATCAGAAAGCAATCCAGAGCATACTAAAAGAAGAAATGAAGTTTTAAATATGAGACATAGGTTGTTGTGCAATTTGCGACCTAAGAATAGATAAAACCAACATTTTATTAGCTTACCTGCCATATGCAGGATAAGAGAATCGGATTTAGTAATGCTAAAACCGACTAATAATGACTTATACATACTTTAAAGGGTTCGGCAGTACCTCAAACTGCCAATTATACATATTTGGAGGAGAAAAATGCAAGAAGATAATTTTCTTGATGAAAATGAAAATATAAAAACATCTGATTATATATTTCAAAGCAAAGAGATTAAGGAAAGCTTTGCGGTTGAAGAGTTGTTGAGTGAGGATATTATAAAGAAACTAAAGGAGGTTTTGAATGCCTAATATTTATGATAGACGTGAAGGTGAAAATATTGCAGATTACAAAGAACGTTTGTATAAAAATCGTTCCATATATGGGTTAGAATGGGAAGATGTAACAAAAATACTGAAAAAGGAAGAAAATCCAGATCATACTAGAAAAACTTCATATGGCTATTTAGAAAGAATAGAAGATGAGAAAAATAGTAACAAATTTGACAAATCGGTTATGATTATCAATGATATTCATGTTCCATATGAAAGAGAAGATGTTTTAGAAATAATAAGTAAACATGCTGATGAAATTACTACATTAGTAATAGGTGGGGACTTAATGGATTGTCAGAGTATATCTTTCTTTCCTAAAATACGAACCCTAACCTTAGAAGAAGAATTAATTTATACATATGAATTTCTTAAAAAAGTAAGAAAAATATTAAATAATGAACAAAAAATTATAATAATTAATGGTAATCATGAAGAAAGATGGTATAAAGACATATGTAATATGCATGAAAAGGAAATGCAGAAATTCATCAATCCTAATTTAATTGATATGATGATTGAAGGATTTACTATATATGAGGACAATAAAAAGAAGAAATATGATGGTATAAAAGATATTATTTATATTCCTCATTGGTTTGTGAATATAGAAAATAAAATAATAGTCTGCCATCAAAAGGATTTTAGTAAAGTAAAGGGCAAAATGCTAGAAAATGCAGCACAGCATTTTTTAAATCGCAATGAAGAGTTCGACGTGCTGGTGGTTACGCATACTCATAAATATAGTAGTGGAGTGGTTGATAGATTTCAAAATAAATTTGTAGTAGAAAATGGATGTCTTTGTCTACCACAATCTTATGCTGACAAGGGAAATTTAGGATTCTCACCACAAACATATTGTTATTCTATTATAAAATACAATAATGATAAAAATGTTGATTACAATAATATAAAAACTTATTTTTTGAGTAATGTAGAAGTTAAGGAAAAAAATTTTAAGGTTGAATTGTAATAAACAATTATAAAATGAAAGCAGGTGTTTCTATGGAATTGTTGTTCGTGTTTTTATTAGGATTTGCTTTTACCTATACGATACAAATTTTCGATATGTTGCTGCAATGGTTTCAAATGTGGGTTTCGCTAAAAGTTAGTAAAATTCAAGTTGAAATTAATAAGTTGGCGGGAAACGAGCAACAAGGACAGGAAGAAACATACTGTATAGGATTTCAAGCACCAAGTAAGCAAGATGAGTATTCAGATGATGATGAATATTGGGAAGACGAAGAATAAAAATAAATATGTGGAGGTATTTATGAAAATAACTTTAAACGGTTCTGTGTTTTTGAGTGGCGGTGAAGAAGTGTATTTTGAAGACTTAGAAGTGGAAATTGATGAGGAATTACCGTTTGACGATATTGATGACTATTATGAGGAAAATGCTTTAGATTATAATAAAGAGTTTTATGGTGATGATGAAGATATTGACGAAAATGGAGACAATCCACTAAATAAGTTAGTAGATAAATATGTTGAGATATTAGAAGGCGGTTGCACATGCAAAGATTGTCTTACTGCGATTCTTAGCGGATTTGTTGAGGAGATTATTGACTTATAAAATCGTACTTTTAAATTAAAATATAAAAATTCTTATACAGATTAAGCCTATGTCTTCGGATGTAGGTTTTGCTGTGTATAGGAATAAAAATATGTATAAAAGGTGGTGGAATGGTGGCTGAAATAGAAAAAATAATTTGTGTAAATCATGGTGGAAAGCCAGTTAATGCAGATAAATATTATATGGCAACAGAAGTTTCTATTTACAAAGGAATTGGACGTATTCCTATTTGTAAAAAATGCTTATTTGAGATGGCACAAAATTATTATGATAAATATAAAGACATGAAATTGGTTATTTACTATATGTGTAGAAAAATTGATATACCTTTTAATAGTAATATATATGAAGGAGCTTTAACTGAGGGATTGGATGATGCGCAAAAAGTATTTCAGTCATACATAACCCAATATAATAGTTTAGGTAGAAAAAACAATATCTTTTTCCCATTTGATGAGGGTGAGCATATAGAAATAAATCATTACAGAAGAGAAGATGAATTACAAGAAGAAGATTTGGTTGATGATATGGTAATTAAAGTTGAAAGTTCACGAGATAATATAAAAATGACAAAAGAAGATTTAATGATAAAAAAAGATATAATTGAAATGCTTGAATATGACCCATTTGAAGGGTATCCAGAAGCAGACCAAAAGTTTTTATATAATGATTTATATAATTATCTAGGTGATGAAGATGTTGTTGAAGATGCGTATTTAGTATCTCAAATAATACAAATAGTTAACAATAATAATCAAATTAGAAAAATTGATTATTTGATTAGTACATATACTGCAAATACTGAACTTTTAATTAAAAATGATACTAAAATAAAAGCATTAAATGCTACTAAAAAAGATATTGCTAAAACAAATAATGATATAGCAAAAGAAAATGAAATATCAGTAAAAAATAGGAAAGGAAGCAATATAAAGAAATCATCTTTGACAGTAATGATGGATTATTTGAGAAGTATAGGCTTTGAAGATGCAGAAGTGGATTATTACGATCAGAAAAAAGCATATGGTATGAAAAGAGCAGCAGATATATCTATGAAAGCTATAGCAGAACAAATACAATTTGATGAAAATGACATAAACGAGATAATAATTGAGCAACGAAAAATGATAAGAGAAATGGAAAGTCAAATATTAGATTTAGAAGAAGAGAATAGACAGTTGCGTGTAGAAATAGAAAAATATAAAAAGAAAATTAACAAGTGATAATCACTTGTTTTTTATTTAGGGGGTGATATGTCATGCGTAGTGAGCAAAAAGTTAAATTGTCCAAAAGAAAGATTGAGCTGTATCAGAAAAATGCTGAAATTATAAAATTTCTTAGAAGAAATCCAATAATAGCTTGTGAGCAGCTTTTAGGAATTAAACTAATGGATAGTCAGAAATGGATATTGCAACAATCGTGGAATGGTAAATATAATATTTGGACTTGCTCACGTAACTGACGTGGCTGAACTTTGGAAAATCATTCCTTATAGCCGTTTTTATAATGTTGAAACTTTTGTTGTATCCTAATATTCGTATATATATTTTGTCAAATGTAGGAAATCAAGCCCAAGAAACATTTTTAAAATTAGAAGATATAGCAAAGCAGAGAATAAATTCTATTCCATCACTTAAAGACATTTTTATTAATGAAGTTGTATCTGCTAGTAACTCAGATGGTTTTATACATGATAAATCTGGATTTAGAGTTAGTGTGTTTAGTGGAGGTACTGTATTTACTCTAAATAGTGTACCTGATAACATTAGAGGTAAACGTGCGCATTTGATTTGCTTTGATGAGAGTTCGTTCTGTTCAGACGAGCTAATTGCAACGGCTATGCCGTTTATTACTCAAGAGGCTGATTTCAAATTATCTACAGACGAAAGTTTTGATTTAAAATTATTAAGAAAAGAAGTCCCAACTCAAGTTATATTTGCTTCATCTGCTGGAGATATAGATTCTAGACATGCTAAATTATACAAGGAATATGCTTTAAAGATGATTGCAGGAGATTCTAATTATTTTGTAGCGGATATCCCATGCGATATTCCGTTAGCACCACTAGTTGATGGAGAACCTGCACCACCATTACTAACTAGAAGTCAAATCGAAGATGAAATGAGAACTAACCCCGATAAAGCAAGAAGAGAGTATTATAATAAATTCCAAGCTGATGGAGGAGAAACTCAAATTATCAAGTGGGCTATGATAAGAAGGAACGAAACATTCACGCTACCACAATTATCTAATAATGGCGGGGAAAAGTTTGCATTAGCACTTGACCCTGCAAGAACTACGGACAACTCTATACTTTCAGCAATGAAAATTTTATATGATGAAAAAATAGGGTATTATGGTGAAATTGTAAATTGCACTAACTTAATTGATATAGGTAAGAGAAATAAAACTCCAATGAAAACACCAGACCAAATAAGATATATAAAACAAGCAATATTAGATTATAATGGCAATGCAATGGACTATGAAAACATAGAAACTATATTGATAGATAGCGGTGCTGGTGGTGGTGGAATTAGTGCATTTGCCGATAATTTTCTAGAAGATTGGGAAGATGAAAAAGGAATAAAACATTATGGGTTAATAGACCCTAATCATGAACAATATACGAACGAAGTTAGAAACTATCCAAATGCTATTCAAAAATTACAATTGATTTCTCCACAAAAATATAAAAAACAAATGGTAGAAGAATTGATAGAACTTATGAAATTAGATTTAATCAAATTCCCAAAAGAATAAAGTGAAAAATCAAAAGTAACTATCACAACTGATGGTGATGAAAAAAATGAAGTTGAAATAAAATATAAAACTCTCTCGGTTGAAGAGCAAGTTGCTTTAATAAATATAGACATAATGAAAACTGAAGCAACATCAATACATAAATTTGAAAATGCTGAAAAAACAAATGTAAGATATGCTTTACCAAAAGACAAAGAAAGAATTATGGGCGACGATAGATTCTATACATTGATAATGCTGGCTCATTATTTATACGAATTGAGAAGAAATGACCAATTAACTAAGGGTAGACAATCCCAACAAAACATCGACCTATCATCCCTACTATCAGTATTCAAAAAACCAAATGTAAGAGCATAAAAGGAGGTGTAACATTTGACAGATACAAAACAAATAGAAACACAAAACGAACCACAAGAGCTAGTAAAAAAATATTATAAACTAGATTTTTCTAAACTGGCAAGGTCAATTATACAAGACCTAGAAACAAATAACGGCAGTAATATATTCTTTAAAACCTTCCCTAAAGAAAGAGTAATAGATGCGTTGCAAAACCCACAGAAAAACGAAAAAGTGCTACGTGACTTGTCAAATTTTTTATATATATTAAGTCCACATTACAGAAGATTATGCAGTTATCACGCTGAAATGCCTACTCTTGACCACTATATAGAACCATATAAGCTTGATATATCTAAAGTGAATATAAAACAATTTAAAAAAGCATATGATGAGACGTTGTTTGAACTAGACAATATGAATATAAAACATGAAATGTTGAAAGCCCTTCAAGTAGTATATAGAGAGGGTGTTTTTTATGGTTATGAATATAAAACAGAAGATTCATACTTTATACAAAAACTAAACGCAGATTATTGCCGCATATCAACAATTGAAGATGGTGTTTATAATTATGAATTCAACTTTCAATACTTTGAAATGGATGAGAGTAAATTAAATAATTATGCTCCCGAATTTACAACTAAATATAATCTGTACAAAGAATCTAAGAAAAACAGAAAAAAGGGCGTAAATTTACAGTGGCAAGAAATAGATAGTGAAAATTCAATATGTCTTAAAACAGATGAAACTATACTATATCCATTTCCACCATTCGCGGGAGTGTTTGCTGAAATATATGAGATACAGGACTATAAAGCATTAAAGAAAGCCAACAATGAAATGCAGAACTATGCACTAATAAGTGGTACTATTCCGATGAATGATAAGAGTGATACTGCAAATGACTTTAAGGTTACACTTGATACGGCAATTGAATTTGGAAATAAAATAGTAAGTGAATTACCCGACCAAGTTGGATTTATGCTATCCGTATTTGATGATATGCAATTATTCAAACTTAGTGATGATAAAGTTGGCACAGACAAAGTTCAAGAGGCGGTTAGTAACTTTTGGAATTCAACAGGTGTATCTAAGAATCTATTTACTGATGGTGGCACAACTGATGCAACAGTGAAAGCAAGTCTAATTACAGATGAGCAATCAGTATTTGTAATGCTTAGACAAATTGAAAGATGGTTGAATAGGAAACTTAAATTCAATGATAAAAAATATAAATTCAAGTTAAATATGTTGAATGTGACACATCAAAATCAAAAAGATAAGGTTGCGGAAGAATTAAAAGCCGCACAATTTGGATTACCTAACAAAACTAAATTATACGTAACCATGTCAAACTCACAATCTTCAATGGAAAGTATGGAATTTTTAGAGAATACTGTTTTAGGGTTGCATGAAAAATGGATACCACTACAATCGTCGCATACTAGTTCCGATGCAAACAGTCCTACAAATGGCGAAGCTAAGCGACCTTCAAAAACAGAAGATGAAGCAAGAACGGACGGTGGTGATGAATAATGTTTATTTATTGCTTCGATAAAGAATTAAAACAAGAATTAATAAACAAAGGTTTTAAGTTGCTCAAAGAAGATGGTAATGGAGCAATTTTTATATTTTCAAAAGGTATCAAATTTAATTTTGATAAAGTAGATAAAACAAAGTTTTTATTTACAAATAGACTAACATTTTAAAAGGTGGTGATAGGCAGTGGATAATAAAATTATTACATTTGAATCAAGGTTTGATAAGCCTGTAAAGTTTAATTCACAATTTCATATGGTGAAGATTTACATAGCATATGCAGGAAAAAATAGGAATGGAAGTATTATAAGTAAAGAAACTTTTGAAAAGATGATACCTTCTTTATATGGTGTCCCTGTTGTAGGTGAATGGAAAGAAGAAAAAGAAGACTTCGGATCGCATGGTGGTAAGATTGAGATTTCTGAAGATGGAATCCAATTCATAGATACAACGAAGCCATATGGATTTATTGACAGTTCCGCAACAGTGCAATGGGAAAATGTAACCGAGGAAGATGGAACAGAAAGAGAATATCTTACAACAACTGCATTTTTATGGACTTCAAGATACCCAGAAGCACTAAAGGTTCTTGAAAATAAAAATAATCAGTCGATGGAGCTAAACATTTTCGATGGAAAGATGTCAGATGAGTATCCTGAATATTTTGAAATACTTGACGGTGAATTTTCTGCATTGTGCATTTTGGGTGAAGACGTTGAAGGTTGTTTCGAGTCAGCTAAGGTATCACAATTCAATCTTGATAAAGATACATTTAAAGCAGAATTTACACAAATGGTTGCAGAATTAAAACAATCATTAAACTTTACATTTGAAGGAGGTGAAAACTTGGAAGATAACAAAGAGAAATTTGAAGAAGAGGAAACTGTTGAAACAACTGAAGTAGTTGAAGAAGAAGTTCCGACTACAGAAGAAGTAGAAGAAACCACAGTTGAAACCTCAGAAGAAGAAACTAAAGAAGAGAAATTTACTAAGTCATTTGAACTAAGCCATGATGACATTAGAAGTAAGTTGTATAAGCCATTATATGATGTTGAAGAGCAAGATGATACATGGTATTACATTAACAAAGTTTTTGATGATTATTTTATTTATTCTAATTATGAAAAATATTATAAGCAAGGATACATAAAGACTGATGTTGATGTGGCTTTTGAAGGTGAAAGAGTTGAACTGTTTGTCGAGTTTTTAACTGCTGAAGAATTGGAAGAGCTAAAGAAAATAAGAGAAAATTACAGTTTAATTCTAAAAGAAAATGAAGAACTAAAAGAATTCAAGGCACAAAAAGACAAAGAAGAATTTGAAGCAAAACAAGAAGAATTAAGGCAAGAAAAAATCAATCATATCAATACCGAATATGAGAAATTATCAGATGATATTAAAGAATTGTTTATTAGTAAAATTGATGAGTATGAATCAACTGATGACATAGACGCAGATATATGCGTTTATATAGTAAAAAACAAAATAACATTTTCAAAGGCTAAAAAAGAGTCAACGCCTGTAAAGGTTAGCGTAGATGAAGATGTTAAAAATCCAATGATGTCTCCATATGGAGATTTGTTTAACTAAAATATAAAAATTTTAAGGAGGAATATTATTATGGCAAACAAAGGCGTATTTATAGCAGAGAATATGATGTCAACAAAAGTAGGTTCATTATTAAGAAGTGCGCAACAAGCAACAGCAATTGAGAATGGTTCAGTAGTAAAACTTGGAGCATTAGTAACAGGTTAAACAGACTTATATCAAGCA